CTGATAATCTCTTCATTGTTGATATACTTTTATTAGTTATTTAGATTTACTGGGTTTTAATTTTAATTCATTTTTAATCATATTAAGAACCTCAGTTGTTGTCCCAACAAATAAGGCATTATTAGTAACATTGGTTGTTTTTATGTCTTCTTTTTCCAAATCTTTTAACTTTTTCTGAATATCCATCAACTTCTCGGCAGAGTCCGTAACAGTTTTAATCAACTGCGCTGCTACTTCATAAGCTCTTGCAGAATCTGTTTCTTGGGCGAGGTCTAAAATATTATCAATCGCTTCTTGTCCCTTATCAACAAGAGAAACTAATGTTGCTCTTGAGAATTCATAATCTTTTCTTATGTCAGTATTTTCAGGTGGAATTATTGGTTTCTCTATTTCAGTTGCAACAGTTTGACTTTCCACTTCAATATCAAAAGTATTGTTTAATTCAGTAAATTTTTTAGGTGCCATAATTATTGAAAAATACTAACGAACCCAAATGGGTCGCCTGATGGGATTAGATTATTATCTATTGTAGTTATATTTAATACATTTGAACCCGAAACGTGAATTTCAGGAGAAGTTCCATAAATTCCTCTGGTTACTTTCAACCTATTACCATCAATAGCATCAACATAAAGTGTTTCGTTATTTATTTGAATGAATGAATTCTCATCAATATTTTGACTATCCGTAACATAAACATTTACATTATTAGCGTCTAAGTCTTGAGATAGATTTGTTACTACAGTTCCGGTATAATTTTTGGTTGCTCTTGGATTTAATGTAATATCAATATCGTTTGAGATGGTATTAGAGTTGCTTCCAGCAGCAAATCCAATAGTGACCTTATTAATAATATTAGAATCAGTATCACCACTTCCAGAAATTGGTAAGAAGAAGTATGTTTTTCCTGTAAATCTTATAGTCCAAATAAGTGCTCTTCTTTCTTCAAAGTTTCCCTCATAATTATCTGTCATTACAATATTATCAAGGTTAAATTTAATATCTCTTTTTTCTTGGATTTCTTCAATTGCTATGATTGTTATAGTATAATGAGGTTGAAAATATGGAACAATTTGCTCCACAATCTGGAACATATCATCTTCCAATTTTGTAAAAATGCTTAATTCAAAATTGATATTGTATGGAACTGGAAGGTAAGATTTTCTTGTTTTATTTTCAGTATCCCTTGAAACAAAGGATTTGGTAGTTGTCCCTTTTCTTGCCGGGTCATAAGATAAACCAACAATCTCCATAGACATTCTTGGAGTTGTTATTTGTATTGGTTTACTTAAATTAGGAGACTGTTCTAACCTCGCCAAAAACTTTTGAGTTGGCCCATAAGAAAAAGGAACCTTTAGTGTAGAAACTATTTCGCCTTGTTTGTTTTTATGTTTAATATAAATGTTATTAAACAAAGTCCCAAAGGCGATTACGGTTTTTCTTATTGCTTCGTAATAAAAATGTTCAAACATTATGGAGTTCCAAATGGGTTAGATTCACTAAAATCTATAATATCATTTGCTGCCTTTTGAATATCATCATTTTGAATAAAAGCATCGGTAATAATACCTTCTTCTTTTTTCTCATCAATGGTCATAAGAGAAGGTTCTTGATAAATCATATAAGAAGCACCTGATTCGGTTCCTGTAATAATCTCACCGGGAATAAACTCTCCGGTTGCATTGGATAGTTGAAGAATTAAGGTAGTCGCATTCCAACTTCTTACCCTTGCCGTAATACTTGATGCGCTTCCAACTACTTCTTCATTATAAGCATAAGTGCCGGTTCCACCCATAAAAGGAGAATCTATCACGATTTGTGGTGCTTGGGTGTAACCTAATCCAGAATTAGTGATTCTTATTTGTGAAATTGAACCATTATCTAATACTGCAACTGCTTGTGCTGAAGTTGATGCTATTCCAACAAAAGAAATATTTGGAATTGAAGAATACCCAGAACCTCCGTTTGTTATGGTTATTGGGCCAATTATACCATCTCCGATAGTAGCAACTGCCTGAGCACCTCTACCACCTCCACCAATAAATGATACGGTCGGAGCAACAGTATAACCTGCACCAGGATTAGATAATTCAACCCCTTGAACTCTAAGTAAGGTTTCATCTGGTTCACATAAATCTACAATACCACCAATCATTGTGGCAATACCTGTTGCCGTAACTCCACCAAAAGGAGCAGTAGAAAATGCAACGGTAGGAGCAGTTTTATATCCATCTCCTCGGTTTGTTATTGTTACAAATCTTACACCACCATTAACAATTACAGTGGACGCAGATGCAGTTACACCAGCGCCAACCATATTATAAACCTGAACATAACCAACATTATCAATATTATCATCAATTTGGTCAATTCCAGTATCAATAACCTCGTCTTGATATCTAAAGAGTTCACATCTTAGGTTATAAACATAATTCTTTTGGAGTTGATAAAAAGGAACCTCGTGCTCTACAAACTTTATTTCAAATAATCTATCTCCCAAAGGAAACCAGATTAAATCTCCTTCTTTGGGTCTACTTGAAAGTTCTATTTTTGGAATATTTTGAATCAGTGGCGCAATATAAGTCTCATATCTTTCTTTAGATATAATCAAAGACATATCGGTGCTTGGTTTTATGCCAAACTTACTTAAAAGAACCCCGGCACCTTCATATCCCTCATAAGTATCAACATATGCTTCAATAGGATATGCATTTTTAAAATGTGATTCTATTACTTCCCTTATTACAGTATTTTTTGTTATGTATTGTCTTGGGATGTAATATACGTCGATTCCGTGTATTTGAATCGCCTCATTGATAATGCTTTGTATGAGACCTTGTTCAGTTTTAGAACCTTGAAGAAAGAATGGATTTAACATAACTAGTCAACCAACTAGGTCGAACACAGGCTCCTCGTAGGTGGAACTCATTCGTTCCATAAGCATATCAATTTCTCTTTGAGCATCTTCATAAATTTCTCTTCCATTGAGTTCTACACCACCAGGAAGTTTGACTCCACGAAATTTAAGAAGATTTTGTCCCCATTGTCTTTTTATTAGAGCAGTCAAGTATTGCTTAAGGAAACTATCATTCCATACTTTTGTTGCATCTGTTGGGTCTAATGCTCTATAGCAATCAATAAGAAGAATATTTCCAGGAGAAACCGTTCCCCAATCAATATCAACATAAAGTTTTGATTCTCTTTTATTAAACCTGACCATTGTATCTGGACTTAGTATCCAATCTAAGTCTTCGAGATACCTTTTGGTCATAAAGTAAGTTAGAATATCAGTTGATCCCCAATAATAAATGTCATTAAGGAATAACTGATATTTAAAGTTAAACATACCATAACCAAGACTATTTCCACCAAACAGTTTAAATATTCTATTGATGCCTATAATGTGGTCTGGGATTTCAATATAGTTAGAATTTTCTTTAAATGAATATGTTTTTGCAATTCCAGGTTCACTATAACTTCCTTCTCCTTGTCTACCTCTCGCCCTATCAATATCTTCTTGGGTTATTTCATACTTAAGAATGGTTTGAATAACCCCATCAAAATGTCTTTCTTGGAAAAATTGAACAGCATCATCCACCAAGTCTTCGATTTGTTCTTGGGCAACGTTTATTTCTAAAACAGGAGCACCAAGTTTTCTTAAGCAGTAATCAACAAGTTCTTGTCTGGATGATGGTTTTGCCATTACTTAATAAGTTCCTTTAATAGTACTTTTATTTCACTTAAATCATCTTTTAAAGTATTTATCTGTTGTTCTATATTTTCTATTCTATTCTTTTCTTCTAACTTTTTTTTATATGATTCTTGATAATTTAAGTATTCTTGATAATCGGAGTTAATAATAGCATTTGTATTTTTATCTCTTAAAAGATTATCTTTATCTTTTACTTTAATATAAGACATTTTAGTTAAATTTTAGGTTTTTTGGTTGCTATTGCTCTTAAAGTCTTGAGCATCGGTGGTCTTGCCTGATTGGTTCCAGACATTACAATTTTTATTGCAAAAGCAGTAAAATCTGGTAAATCATCAACACTATATTCAAAATCCTGTAAAACATCTGCGGTTTGTTTAATGTAATCAAAGTCCGCAGAACCATCACTTAAAGAAGCATCAATAACTCGTTTAATTCCATCTTGTCCAATTTGATAGTTAGAATAACCAGGGAAGGGTTCATAATTGATGGAATTAATATCTGGTCTTATAATTCTATAAAAGACCCTAATATCATTAGTATCATTTTGTGTTCCAGTAAGAAGAACCTTAATTGAATTTGCTGGAATACTTAATTGGACAATTTTTGAAATATAAATCGCTTCGTGTGGGTCAGAGTCTAAAGAACGAACCCTATCATCAGTAGAGAAATTTTGTACTGGATTGTTTAATCTGTTACTATAAAGAACAGTTCCAACTTCTTCTCGGTCTATTACAGGGGAAACTCTTTCATCAGTAGTTGTCATATAAAAATCAAATTGAAGAGACCGATTTCCTGGAGAAGGTAAAGCAAATTGAGTTTCGTTAGTAGAAGATGCTACTAATTTTGGA